AGGGAAGAGGTACAAAAAGAACTCAGGGAGATTAAAGACCTGCTCCGCATTATCGCGAGTAATACGGAGCAGGACAAGCCAAATGTTGACAAAGCTGCAGAAAAAATTTCGGCAAGACTTAATCATCTAGTGGGAGAATATCAATAAGAACCGAATGCAACACATCCTTATTGATATTAACGATTAAAGATGCAAGGTTTGCAAGAAGTTCACTTGAATCTTGCACTCCATCACTACCAGTTAACGCATTTTTAAGTGCTTGAGAGTCTGAATATTTTAAAACAGCACTCTTGTAGCTTGTGTTAAATTTGCTGTCGAATTCGCTTTTTGTCATAGATATCAACCTCCTTTCATTAAGATAAGGACAGTATACCATGGCAGATGGCAGGATGTGAACAAACAACTAACAATAAGGAGGAGAGAAGATGTACATAATGTCTAAAGATGGCTTGTCTTTAATCAATATGGACAAAGTCGAAACCATTTATATTAAAGAGAGAACAAAGGCAATTAGTGCCACATTCCCGAATGGAGGAGGGTGTCACCTTGCCGGATATGAAAAACTTGAAAATACCAAATTTGCGTTAGAAGCATTATATAGTGCGATTACTGCAAATGATACTATTTTTCGCTTTCCGCATGAGACGGACTTAGATACTGCGAAACAACACAGAGAGCATGTAAAGACAAAGAAAACAAGGCATGGAGGAAGTTAATGGAAGATTTTAGTGCTGAAGCGTATAGGAAAAAACTAAAAGAAAATGGTGTATTCCATACAGACAGCAGGCTTGCGGAAATTATGAAAAACTATGGGAAGAAGAACCCCAAAAATGTATATGATCCTACATGCGGAGTTGGCAGCCTGCTTAGTGCATTTGATGATGATATTCCAAAGTATGGGCAGGAATTAGAAGAAAGCTACTTAAACGAGGCAAAGAAAAGCTTAAGGAACTTTACGGGGGCATTAGGCAACACCCTTACAACTCCTGCATTTATGGATATAAGGTTTGACTTAATAGTTGCCAATTATCCATTTTCCGTTAAGTGGGTGCCGGCAGAAGAGGACATAAGATTCAAAGACTGGTGTACGGTACCCCCACCATCCAAGGCAGATTATGCCTTCATAATGCACATGATGTATCTGCTTGCAGATGATGGTATATGTGTGTGTTTAAGTTTTCCGGGTATTCTATACAGAGGGGCAAGAGAAGGGAAGATAAGAGCGGAGTTGGTAACAAGAGGCTACATAAAAAAGGTTATACAGATACCGGGCGGTTATTTCAAAGATACTAACATAGCTACGTCATTGCTTATTTTGTCAAAGGCTCCAACAGATGGATTTGTTGAGTTTGAAGACCTACAGCTTAACAAATCAATAAGGGTTTCACTGGATGAGATAAAAAGAAATGATTTTAACCTTGCGGTATCTAACTACATTTTTGAAGATATACAAAAAGAATGTATTGATCCAATCGCAAATTCAAATGAATGTAAGCACCTGTTTCTAAAGAATCTAAAAGATTCACTGGAGTTCTACCGCATTGATGCAGAATTACAGTCCGATGTACTAGGGCGAAAAGAAGCAAAGAATGATTTTTTTAAGCTTTGTGATGATGCTGTAAATGTCATTAAAAAATTTGCGTTGGAAATAGTGAAAACTGGTTAATGCTGTTAGAAAGGAGAGCAGATGACAGAGCTAAAAATCATTGACGAAAGAAGGGTATTAGATAAAGACTTTAGAATCTACGGAGATTTTGAAAATCCATTATTCCTAGCTAAAGATGTGGCTGAATGGATTGAGCACAGCAATTCAAGGTCAATGCTTGATAGTGTAGACGATACAGAAAAGGTTGTAAGGAATGTTTACACCCTTGGAGGCAACCAAGAAAGCTGGTTCTTGACAGAGGATGGCTTGTATGAAGTCCTGATGCAGAGCCGTAAGCCTATAGCTAAGGCATTCAAAAAGGAAGTTAAGGACATCCTTAAGAGTGTTAGAAAGAACGGCGGTTATATTGCAGGACAGGAGAGTGCAAGCCCTGAAATGATATTAGCCAACGCTATGATAGTTGCTCAGAATGTAATCAAAGCCAATGAGCAGAAGATAGCTGAATTGCAGCCCAAGGCTGATTACTTTGACAATTTGGTAGACCGTAACCTCCTACTTAACTTTACGGATACAGCCAAGGAGCTGGGAATAAAGCGAAAGGACTTTATAGAATGGCTGCTTAATAATAAATACTGCTTCAGAAGCAAGAAAAACGATATTAAGCCTTATGCAGCCTATTCCAACACAGCCACAGAGAATACAAAGTATTTTGAGGTTAAAGAATGGGCAAATGATACTCATTCAGGGATACAAACGCTTATAACACCAAGGGGAAGAGAGGTGTTTAGGCTCTTAATGATTGGATAAAAGGAGGTAGCTATGGGATATGTATTGGAGGGAATAAAAATCGCCTTTGTCGCAGTACCAATAATATTGATGGTATGGGCATTTGTAAGAGTAAGCGAAGAGATGAAAGAGGAATTAGAGAGATAAGGCTGCTTGATAAGCATTTAAGCGAAAGGAGGACAGATGCCATACTATAAGATATGCCCCGGTTGTGGAGGTAATTTAGATCCGGGCGAGAAGTGCAACTGCAAAGAAAGGCACGAAAAAAGAGGAATCAAGTTTACGGATATAAAGAAAGGAGAAAGCAATGGATTATCCTGCAAAAGTAATGTCAATGAAGGCACTTGTAAAAATGGGAATCTCAGAATCTTTTCTACGGCGAGCTTATACGGACAAGCACACCAAAATTGCTTGGCGAGCAGATCCTACCAGGTCAAATAGTAAAATTATGTTTGACACGGAGGAGCTGGAAGCGTACCGATTAAGGCAAATAGCCTTTGAGAAAAAGATGCTCGCAGCCATGACATAAAAAAAGAGGCGGATAGGAAGACCGCCTCTAAGTTGGAACGTAGTTTAATATCCTGCATGATTATTATACTACGTTTCGGCTAAAAAGTAAAGAAAAAAGTTTGAGAAAACAGCGTAAATATACGCTTTTAGCACTTGTTCAAACTATTAACTTTACGACCATATTTAAAGAAATGGGGTATAAAAGTCATGTATTACAAAACTGAAATAGAAGCAGGAAAAACAATAGAGGTAATAAAAAGTCATACCAGGAGTTTAAATGATCACAGACCTAGAGAGGGCAGGGCACAGATTACTCCTGATGAGATGAAAAAGATAAATAGGATAAATACCGAGGCGAGGCTTGCTAGGTTAATAAATGCTAACTTTGGATATGGAGATTATCACTTAGTCCTTACTTACAGAAAAGATTTAAGACCAAGTCCGGAAGAAGCAAAAAAAAGATTAGCCAGATTCTTAAGGGTTCTAAGAAGAGAGTATAAAAAATATAAGGCAGAGCTTAAATATATCTGCGTGACTGAATATTTAAACACAGCTATCCACCACCATCTAATCATAAATGGGATAGAGGCTAATATAAATAAAATAGTCAGGGATTGTTGGGAATGGGGGAGCCCTCACTTTACACCTTTAGATGATACAGGACAATATCGAGAGCTTGCAGCATATTTTATAAAAGAAACCTCCAAGACATACAAGGAAAATGACGGAGGAGCCAAGCAGCATTATACCTGTAGCAGGAATTTAGTCAAGCCGGTAAAGAAGACTACTATCATCAAGTCAATCAACTGGTTGGATATCCCTAAGCCTAAAAAGGGATATTACATAGATAAAGATACAGTATATAACGGAATCAATCCTTTTACGGGTGCACCTATCCAAAAGTATACGATGGTTAAGCTCCCGGAGATAAAGGGCAAAAGTGGATAAAACTGTTCAAAGTCTGAAAGGCGCATAAATGCTAAACGAACCAAAGATATGCAAATCATTCTACATTTTTATAAAAGTCTGTCTCGATTAACATTTAATAGGGTTTGAAGGCATTTTTAAGCAGTTCAAAATTGTTCAAAAACTCGGTAAGGTGCATAAACCTTAATCGGGAGAAAGATTTTAAGAAGTAAAGAAAATCATAAAAAGTCTGTCGCGATTAACGTTTAATAGGGTTTGCGAGAATTAGACATGTTAAAAAGACACTAAAAAATCGCGGAAAGGTGCATAAACCTTAAACGAGACGAAGATTTGCGACACATTCTACAATTTATCAAAAAAGTCGTTTCGATTAGCGTTTAATAGGGTTTGCAGACTTATCCACAATGAACACATTAGTTCAAAACCTCAATAAATGTGATAAACGCTAGACGAAGGAAAGATTTAAGGAGGAAAAAACATGAATTTAAGAGTTATCGCATTACTGATTATCTTGTCACTTACTATCAGGGGTAAGCCTGTAGAGGAATCTATACAGGCAGTGAAGGCAAGCCCTGTAATTCCTGACAAACCAAAGAAAGCCAAAGTAAAGAGGGCTAAGCCTAAGAAAGCCAAGCTAAAGGCAGTAGATAAAAAAGCTGTGGATTTTATGAACTCTTCCTTAGGGGAGTGGATAATAGAATATTCAGGTAGCAAAGACATAGATCCTTTTCTAATATTTGCTATAGCGGAAAGAGAAAGCGGATTGAATCCTAATGCAGTAGGAGACAATGGAGCAAGTATAGGCCTGACGCAGATACAGCCAAGGTGGAGCAAGGAAAGAATGAAGAGGCTCGGTGTGGCTGACCTAAAAGAGCCAAGAGGCTGCGTAAAGGTGGCAATAGATATATTGCTTGAATACAGGGGGAAAGACAGCGACCTTTACTTTGTGCTTATGGCATATAACGGAGGTGTGGCTTACGCAAAAAGGCATATCAATACCCCTAGTGATTATGCTGTTAAAGTTTCCGAGCGGGCGGTTGAATTAAATAGATTGTACGAGGTGGGCGAATGAAAGTTAAAGTAATTACAAGCCTTGACCACAAGGGCAATCCCAAAGGGAGTGGAACGGCTAAAGCCCTGATTATCTATGTGGATGAGCAGGGAGAACGGCACGAGAAGGAAATCAAAGCAGAGATAGAAAACGATACAAGGAATGCTCTTGCATTAAAGCTAAGTGTAGAGGTGCTAAAGGCTCTTATCAAACCTTGTGAAGTAGAGCTTAGCATTGACTGTAAATATATCAAGAACTGTATTAACAATGGATGGTTAACAAGTTGGCAGCAGTCAGGGTGGAAGAAGTCAGACGGCAAGCCTCCTGCAAATGTTGAATTGTGGAAGCTGCTTGATATGTCGCTTAAGCTGCATAATGTCAAATTTGTAGGAGGTGACGATGGAAATCTGTGAAGTAAAGGGCTGTAACCAGCCGGGGCAAAGGCACCATATTGTATTTAGGTCTCAGGGTGGCTTGGATTTCAAGTTAAATTATAAATACCTATGCCCTGAGCACCATACAGGGAACGAAAGCCCACACAAAAAGAAAGAGATTGACCTAAGGTACAAAAGGGAAATGCAGATGGAGTTATTAGCATTATTTTTTGAAGATACCTATACCCTTCCTCAGATAATAGACATTATAGGCGAGGATAAAAAGAAACTGGAAAAGAAGTTCCGAAAAGTGCCAAATGCTGCCGGCCTCTATAAGCGTGAAGACATTGTAAGAGCATTGATGGGAGACAGGACATATTAAGGAGGAGTTATGTTATACAGCTATGTATGCAGCCCTTACAGAGGGAATATATTTAAGCGTATCAGGAATAAGAGATATGCAAGACATCTAACTAAGCTAATGGTTGATTTTGGCACAATTCCAATTACACCACACCTGTATCTTACTGAAGTCCTTAAGGACAGCAATCCGGAAGAGCGAAAGAAGGGAACTGGATTAAGCCTTGAGCTCTTAAAGATGTGTGATGTAATGCTTGTAGGTACTAAATACGGAATCAGCGAAGGAATGGCAGCAGAGATAAAACTGGCTGAGAAGATGGGAACCAAGATTTTATACATATTAGAGTAAAAGGAGGATATGAAAATGGATAGAGCAGTCAATATTATAACTTATGCAGGAGTGATATTGCTCACGGTTGGAGCATTAACAGCAATATGGGGTGGCTTAGTAGGGCTTAAGATAGTAGGAAGTGGAGCAGTCCTTATATTTACAGCTATGGCATTGTCTTATTGCAACGAAGAGATAAGGCTTGAAAAAGAAGAGTGGGGTAATTAAAGGAGGGATTAGTTATGACGCTTGAAGAGATTTTGAAAAGACTTAGAAAAATAAACACATTCTTAGAGCTGTCTGATGAAATGATAATTAGTTATGCTGGAGAGTCTGCAAGAGGGTATGAACGAGCAGTAAAGATTGGAAAAACTTGCGCAGACTTAACGGAGCTTATCAAAGAGTTAAAAGCTGAGGGCTTGTCTAAGAGTAATACTGTGTGCGTTGAGTAAGGGAAGGAGAGAACATGTCAAAAAAGTCTAAGAATCTGATAAGCAGAGATAAGTACAAAGAGATAAAGAGAATGGACCATGTAAGTATGAGCGAATTCTATACGAAAGTATGGCAGGAAGGCTTTGACAACGGAGTAAAGGCAGTTAACGACAATAGGGAGGCAGCAGTTACCCCGGAGGCTATAAGAGAAGTGATAAAAGATGTAAAGGGCATAGGCGAGGTTAAACTTAAGGCAATAATGGAGCAGATAGGCGCATTATACAAGTAAAGGAGTGAAAAAGAATGAATAAATATTATCAGGAGATAAGCTTTGAAGGAGAAGTTTTCTCAGAACTAAGAGCAGGCGCAAATGTTATTCTGCGTGATTTGCTTGAATCTATGATGAAAAAAGGAAGTAAGGCAGGATGTATGACAATTAAGGTAGATGTTGACCTTGTTGATGATGCATCTGTAGGGAAATTAAGCATTACACCGGTGTTTACTTATAAAATAAGTTCTGCAATGCACTTAAAGAGCGAAATAAAAGGCAAGAAAAATTGTGGAGGCTGTGAAATGGTATGGGATGATGGCGCAGAGCAATATATATTGATGCCTATAACCGGTGCATCACAAAGGACAATATTTGACGGTAACGAAGAATAACGAAGAATAATAACTAAGGAGGCAGTGATGGCAGTAGTTGAGATAAAAATTGAAGACTTAAAAAGACATCCAAAGAATGTAAGGCGCAAATACGAGGGCATAGAGGAGCTTGCACAGAGTATAAAAGAAAACGGTATCATGCAGAACCTGACCGTAGTACCGGATAAAGAGGAAGAAGGCAAGTATTTGGTTGTAATTGGCAACCGAAGGCTAACGGCTGCAAGAGAGGCAGGACTTGAAACTGCTCCTTGCGTGGTAGTAGAAGATATGGCTGAAAAAGAGCAGATTACAACCATGCTCATGGAGAATATGAACCGCAAAGACCTTACAGTCTACGAAGAAGCTGAAGCTATGCAGATGTGTTTTGAGGACTTCGGCCTTAAGGTAGAGGAGATAGAGGAAAAAACAGGACTTTCAAAGACAACCATCAACCACAGGCTTAACATTGCTAAGCTCGACAAGGAGACACTTGTAGAAAAAGCAGAAGATAAAGAGTTCCAACTATCACTTTCAGACCTGTATGCCCTTGAAAAGGTTAAGGATGTAAACACAAGGAATAAAATTTTAAAAGAAGCATGGGACTCAAAAGACCTTGCCAACAAAGCAAGGCAAGCAGCAAGGGAAGAAATACGGGAAAAGAATAAGGGAAAGCTGATAGCGGAATGCGAAAAGCTAGGCTTACAGAAAGCCCCTGACGGAGTAAGTTATTATTCTAATGACTGGTTACAGATTAAACACATTAGCCTAGATTCCGACGAAGCTGAAATAGGGATAAAGCATACAGAAGGACTGTATTATGTAGTTTCGTACACTAGCATTGACATAATAAAGAAAGAGAAAAAGCAAAAGAAAGAGAAAGAGATTGATCTTCGAGAAGAAGAGATTAAAGAGAAAAGGGCAAAAATAAAGGCAAAGTACGAAGAAATGCACAAGGATATGGAGGACTTTGTTAGAAATATCCTAGAGGGTAAAGTAGACGCTCCTGATAATGCGGAGTATATAGGCAAGCTGACATGGGAATTTATCCTTAAATACAAGGTGGTAGGTTCAGAGTATACATTGACGAATGTCTTATTAGGTACGCAGGCATATAAAAATGCAGATGAAGAAGAGAAAAATAAAGCCACAGAGAGAGCAACGGCATTGCCAATTCTATACCAAATGATAGCGGTAGCATTCAGCAGTTTAGAATATTTAACGCTTACAGGATATTACGGAGTGATTTACAACGAGGCAGCAGGAGAGAAGCTTAAGGCGATGCATGACATCCTTAGCAATTTTGGCTTTTCTTTCGCAGATGAAGAAAGCTATAAACTTATGAACGGAGAGCATGAACTTTACGAGAAGGAGGGAAATTGAGCAGGTCCGAGACAACTAAACGGCTGTCAGAGCTTACAGAAAAGCTAATCAATCCCAATAATGACAGCCGTATATATTGGGCTAGAGAGGTAACCTTTGACTATGCCACATCTAACCGAGTTAGGGTTGATTATATGAAATTTGAGCCACTTAATACAACTATAAGCGGTATCGAAAAGGGAGACTTTTATTGCTACGAGATTAAGTCATCTGCGGAGGACTTCCACTCAAAGAATGGGCATAATTTTATCGGAGATTATAACTACTACGTAATGCCTAGCGAGGTTTATCAAAAGGTATCCGCTGAAATCCCATTCGGCGTTGGAGTGTATTGCCCTACAGGCAGTAACCTTGAATCTGTCAAGCAAGCTAGAAGAATGAATAGACAAAGACCAGTGTCCGAAATGCTGCTAATGATGTTTAGGTCGGCAAATAGGGATAGAATGAAAGGAGAATAATATGCAGAAAAAAATAAAAGAGATTAAGCAAGGCGAGGTATTTACCTACGCAGGGTATGAGTGGATAAAGTTAGAGCAGGAATGGCTTTGTCTGATGAAAAATATCTTGGAACAAAGAGCCTTTGGCGAGGTGAACAACGATTGGAGGAAGTCGGAGCTTAGGCAATACCTTAATAATGTTTTTTACGAAAACTTGATAAAAAAAGGAGCAGATGAAAAAGACTTTTTGATGATTGAAACAGACTTAACCGCAGATGACGGAATGAAAGACTATGGAACGAGCAAAGACCTAATAAGTCTTATGACTGCTGACCTTTACAGAAAAAACAGGCACTTACTAAATCCAACAGAGGACTGGTGGTGGCTTGCAACCCCTCACTCTTGTCAACCATACTACTCGCGCAATGTGGGAACCGTTTATTTTTTGGGTGTGCTGGAACGTTCCCAAGCGCACAATAGCCACTATGGTGTCCGACCTGTTTGTAAACTGGCAGAGGATACACCTGTTGATGTACCCGATGAAAAGCCGATAGAGCAGACCGAGGCAGAGAAAGAGGATATAACGGAGCTTATAAAGAAGTGGGCAGAAGAAAATAATCTGACACAGGAAACATACAACAAACACATTTATAGGCTAATACGAAAAATTAGCGATTTGACAAGACATATTGAAGGGGAAGATTATAACGAAGCTAAACACGATTTGGGTTATATATATGCGAAATTGGTTATACTGGCTAAAAAATTAAGTGGCACAGATGACGAGGACTTCACAAGTTTTTTGATTAATGAAATAGAGGCAGGGCGCAGTATATGGTAAAGCGTAGAAAAGAGGAACTTGTAAACGGGTTATTCGTGAAAGAGGAGGACTTGTAATGGACAAATTACCAAACGATGTAATTGAGATTGTTGACATGTATAGGAGGTATGAACTCCTCCCACACAAAGAAAAGGATTATTTAACAGAACAGATTAACAAAGCATACCATGCATTCTTTAGAGACATACATGCTAGCACTATGCGGATAGTAGATGAACCTGTGGGAGAACCTCAAGGAAAAGGGCAATACTGCGAAAAAGAGTGCTTAGGCTGGGGCTGTTATGTAGGAACACATTATTTTCCAATCGAAAACGGTAAGTATTTGGCGATAGAATTTTCTTGATGAAGGGAGGTACAGAATGGGCATAGGAGATGGGAAAAATACATTAAGTGACAGAACCTTGATGAATCTACCTAAGAAGGAGCTTGTAGATATAATCAGGTTATTAGAAAAAAATTGCAAAGTTTACCTCAACAACCTTAATACCTATAGCAGTATAGTGAAGGAGCTTACCGATGTAAAAGAAAATTTAATAGAATTTGAGGAGGAATAAGACATGAATAAAGCAATATTGATGGGTAGGCTTACAAGAGACCCTGAGGTCAGATATTCACAGACTGACAGTAATATGGCTATAGCGAGGTTTTCACTTGCAGTAGACAGAAGATACAAGAAGCAGGGCGATACAGTGACCGCCGACTTCTTTAACTGTACCGCATTCGGTAAGCAAGGGGAATTTGTAGAGAAGTATCTTAAGCAGGGTACCAAGATAGTAGTTACCGGACGTATCCAGAATGATAACTATACAAATAAAGAAGGTCAGAAGGTCTACAGTGTACAGATTATGGTGGAAGAGATAGAGTTCGCTGAAAGCAAGGCAGCAGGACAAAGCCAGCAAAATGATTCTATGCCACCAACTGATGGCTTTATGAATATTCCTGATGGTATTGAGAACGAGCTACCATTTAATTAATGCATAATAGAGGTGTAGGATGCAAAAAGTACAAAGTTTACACAATGTTGAAAAGCTGGTATATGCCATAGTTAAGTGCGCAGTGCAAGACTATAAGGCAGAGCTTAGAAAAAAGAAAAGACTTCCCAATCAGAATATATCTGACCTATCGCCAGTAGAAAAGTTTTTCCAATCAGAAAACTTTGAATACTGGACGGGAATAGATGGAGACAAGCTAATTGCAGCCATCAAAGAGAAAGAAGTAAAAAAGACCAAGAAAAGGAAAAAGAAAACCAATACAGGGAGGTGATGCCAATGTGGGCGAAAAAGTATCTACAAGAGATTCAAAGAATGGAGGAGCAAATAAACCAACGACTGGAAGAGCTATCTAGCCTTAAAGCCTTATATGGACTCAAAGGTTGCGGGCTCTCTGAGAGGGTACAGACGAGCCAACGAGGAGATGGGCTTGAGAACGAAGCTATTAAGTGCTTGGAGCTGGAAAAGCAGATAAGAGAACAGATTCTAGAGTTTACTAACAAGAAAAACATAATCATATCACGGATACAGGCTTTGACAGACATAAGGTGCATTCAAGTTTTATACAGACGTTATGTCAGGTATATGAGTTTTGAAAGCATTGCGGTTGAATTAAACTACAGCTATGACCATGTAACAAGGATTCATAAGAAAGCCTTAGTAGATTTTGAAACATGCCATACAATGTCGGTTGGTAATGTGGTATAATGGTATCATTGAAATACAACAAAGAGCCGGGTTTCCTCCTTCCCGGTTCTTTACATTTTAAAGGATGTGAGTATATGCTTAAGAGCTGTAAGTATTGCGGGCGCATACACGAAGAGAAAGAAGTCTGCGAGGCTAAGGACAAGGCAAGTAAGCGGTGGGGCATCCGTCGCAATACTAAGGCCTTCTCCTTCAGGAAAACTAATGACTGGACCTTAAAGAGCAGGGAGATAAGAGACAGAGACAAGTATTGTTGCTTGTGCTGCAAGGCAATGTTAATTGGTACAACAAGACAGCTTAACACGTATGACTTATCGGTACACCATATCGTACCAATCGAGGAGGATTATCAACTACGCTTGTCAAATGAAAATCTAATAACTTTATGTGCGGTGCATCATGAGATGTGCGAAGCAGGAGAGATTACAAGAGACAATCAAAGACAACTCGTGAGGGAATCTATAGAGAATTTTAATGCAGAAGGAAGAGGAGTGGTTGTTGTGTGAATATAAAAAAATTTATAGTATCCCCCCTACCTTTTTAGAGGGGAAAATTGAAAAAAACCAAGACCGACGCGCACCCTTTTTCCACATAAAATTCCCAAAATGAGATTTAAAGAGGGAAAAGGAGGGAAAAGATGGGTAGACCTGCTAAAACTATATCGACAAATTCGAGGCATAACACCAAAAAAGATGTAGAAATACGCAAGGCAGCAGAGGAAAAGGCAAGAGGTGGGATGGATAAACTTATCCCGCCAAGGTATATGACGAAAGAGCAGAAAGCTATATATAAATACATTGTTGACAACTTAAAAGAGGCAGAAATATTGGGTAACCTTGACCACTATATACTGGCTATGACCGCAGTCACTATAGATAGCATTATACAGATTGACAAAGCTATGAATCAGGTTGACGACATAATGAAAAAGAGCAAGCTGATAGCAGCAAGGACAAACTTAGCTAAAGACTTCTTTAGATGCTGCAACGAGTTGTCCTTATCACCGCAGGCAAGAGCAAAGATATCTATAGCGAATGTGAAAGCAATAAGAGATAATCAAAATCCACTATTAGAGGTATTAGGTATTTGATTAAAAAGCATCCTTCCTATAGATACGCTAAAAAGGCTTGTGGCAGTAAGTCAAAAGTGCCTGATTATGTCAAAAAACAATGTAAAGAGTTTATTAAAATCTGTGATGGTAAGAGCAAGAAGTTTTTTATCAATACAGACCGAGTAGTAAAGATTGATAAGATTCTTATGCTTATCAGGATGCCTAAGGGACTTAAGATTAATCATAGCATATATGACTGCGTGGCAGGCTTTCAGTGGGTGCTTATAATAGCTTCGTTGTGCGTTATGTGCAGTGATAATGAGGCAAAGCGGAGATATGAAACGGTTGTATTAGAGATAGCAAGAAAGAATGGTAAGACCTTTATAATTGCCATTCTTTTTATTTTGCTCTTTTTCCTTGAGCCTATGTATTCATATTTTTACTCAGTAGCTCCTGATGGCTCGCTGTCAAGGGAGATTAAAAAGGCTATAGAAGAGATTATAGGTTACAATCCTAAGATTTTCCCAAAAGAGGGAAAGGATAGGATGTTTAAGGTAAGGCGAGATGATATTGAGTGCTTTTTGACGAACTCAAAATATATCCCTCTGAACTACTCAAATAGCCGTCTTGATGGCAAGTTGCCGAATGTTTTCCTTGTTGATGAGGTGGGAGCCTTGCCAAATCCTTATGCAATTGAGGCAATGCGCTCAGGCCAGCTTACTATATTGAATAAGCTGGGCTTCATCATATCAACGAAATATCCTACAGCCAATAACCCATTTGAGGATGAAGTCTTGTATTGCAAGAAAGTTCTTGATGGCTTTGTAAAGGATGATAAGGTGTTCTCCCTGCTTTACGAGCCTGACGACAAAGAAAATTGGACAGAGAATGACGATATACTTGCACACGCTAATCCTTTAGCCCTTGAGATAAAGGAGATGTGGCAAGATTTGCTTACTAAAAGGCAAAGAGCCATAGAGGTTGAAAGTGCAAGGGAGAATTTTCTTACCAAGCATTGTAATATAATCTATCAGGGTATAGGCACAGAAAGTTATATTGATATTAATCTTGTGAAGAAGTGCAGCGTAAAAGAGATTGATTGGACTAATAAGAGGGTATGGCTTGGAGTTGACCTTGCTCAGACAAATGATAACTGCGCGGTGGCAATTGCCGGTGTGGATGACAACGATAATATACTGGCTACAGTGATGGCATTTATACCGGAAGGGCGAATAGATGAAAAGAGTAAATTTGAACATGTGGACTACAGGCGATTTGTGGAGCAAACGAAATGTATCGCCTGTGGCGATATGGTGGTAGATTACGGAGCTATTGAGGACTTTGTCTTAAATGTTGAGGCAAAGCTGGGCTGTGAGGTGGTGGCTATCGGGTATGACCGCTACAATGCTATGAGTTCGGCGCAAAAGTGGAATCAAAAATATACCACGGTTGAAATAAGGCAGCATTCGGACACTTTGCACCCACCTACCAAGTTATTGGCTGAAAAGGTTGAAAACGGACAATTCAGATATGAGGCTAATACCTTACTTGAAATCAACTTTGAAAACGCAAAATGTACCTACGATACCAATATGAATAGATATGTTAATAAAAAGAAGTCAAGTGGTAAGGTGGATATGGTTGTGGCTTTGATAAATGCAATATACCTGTTGCAGCAAGACATAATATTCAATGATGGCTTTGTGGTACAGGTCGTATAGCTTGAAAGGAGGTGAAAAAAGTGGGTTTATTTAACTGGAAAAAAGAAAAAAGAGAAAAGGCTGATAATGAGCCAGATGTATCAAGTGACATTTTGAGAATGCTACTTAGCGATGAAGAAGTAAGTCGAAGAACTGCAATGAATATCCCGGCTCTGTCAGCTTGTATAAATATGATTTCGG